TTGGTACACTAGTGAATATATTTTATTTAGATAAAGATCCTATTATAGCGGCTAAAATGTCTTGTGATAAACATGTTTGTAAGATGATTATAGAATCAGCACAGATGTTATCCACAGCACACAGAATGCTAGACGGTGTTAAATATACCGATAGAACTAAAAAAGGTCATAGAATACAAAGATGGCGAATGTCTGGTAACCTAGAAGATACTTTCTACAAAGCATGTCATACAGGACATCCTAGTACAGTGTGGGTTATGGCAAATATTGTTCACTATGTATGGTTGTATAAACATATGATTGCTCTTAATGATGAATTTAAATTGAGATATAATCATACGAAAGACCACATGACTATTCAAAAATTAAAAGATGTATTATCCCATACACCTAAAAATATACCTATAAATAAGATTGCTACAGACCCAACACCTGCTATGCCAGATGAATGTAAAATACCTGGTGATGTGATTGGTTCTTATAGAAAATATTATATAGAGAAAAAACAAACATTTGCTACGTGGAAATCACCAGCAGTGATACCAGAGTGGTACAAAAAAGGAGTTGATAATGACAATAGAGTTTAAGCCTTTAGGCGAACTTGTACTCATTGATTACGGAGATGAGAAAGAAGACAAATCAAAGGGTGGTATAATTATGACCACTAGAACAAGACCTCAACAAGGTATAGTTGTAGCTTGTGGTAAAGGTATGAGATTATCAAATGGTGAAAGATCACCTATGATAGTTAAAGTTGGTGATGAAGTTAAATTTGCCGCTTTTGCTGGTAAGGAAGTAAAAGTAGAAGGCAAAGAATACTTTTTAATGCCAGAATCCGATATACAAGGCATAATAGAGAAGTAACATGGCTTTTAAATGGGACGGTAAATCTAGGCCAACAACAGATGTTTATGCAAAACGTTGGGATGAAATTTTTGGTAAAACAAAACCAAATCCTGTGGCAAAAGAAGTTAGAACACCGAAGTACAAACCTAGAGTAGTTAAAGCTAAAAAAGGTAAAGGCAGTTTTACAAGAAGAAAAGAACCTGATGATGGATGGAGTGGACTAGTATAATGGACTTTTTAGAAGAAGCAATCAAAGAACAAAAAGAACTAGATGAATCTTATAAAGAATCTAAAAGACAAACAAAAGAACAAAAAGACAGACATTTAGATTCTTTTAGTGAAGACTTAAAAAATAGTATTAAACAATCAATAAAGGCAAAAACAATGATAAGACAATATACACATGAAGAAGAAGAAATATTAAGAGAAGGATTAAAGGAGAAAAAAGATGATTAGAGAAGCATTAATAAAAAAACTAGAAGGTGATGTAGCTGTTGCTGAAGCAGATTTAAGAACTTTCTTAGCAAATCCAATTGGTGTTGCTGAACATATTGATTATGTGGTAACAGCAGAAAAGAAAACAGAAATATTAGCTCATGCTCAAGACAAGTTAAAAGCAATTACTAATCTGTAATGCCAATATACACCTTTAGAAATAAGAAGTCAGGCAAAGAGTTTGACGAAATGATGTCTATATCTGAAATGGAAGTGTATATGGATAGTAATAAACACATTACACAGGTACCTAAAGGACTAAATATAGTAAGCGGAGTAGGTGGTATAAAACATGACAACGGCTGGAAAGAAAATTTGAGTAGAATAGCCGAAGCACATCCACAAAGCACTCTCGCTGATACATATGGCAAAAAAGGTGTCAAACAAATTAAAACTCAACAAGCATTAACAAAAAACAAACAGAGAATAGCAAGTAGAAGTAGAGGTAAAAAATAATGGCTGACGATATACCAGATTATATGAGGGGGTTTGACCTTGATGAAGATTGGGGAATGACACCTGTCACTAAACCCGCTGAAAGTACAACACCTACAATAGACCCTAGCGTCATTGAAAATTCAAATTTAGAAATATCTAAAGTAAAAGATGATGTTTCATCTATCAAATCTATGATGAATGAAATAATGCAAATTGTGGCTGAAAAAGAAACAATTACAAAAGAAATTTCAGATGAAGACACAAAACAAAGATTTAAAGATTTAGAAAAGATTATAATACCATTTTTATATAATCTATCTAAGAGTGATGAACCTTACATACATTGGCCTAACAGAGGACCAATTATTAAGGCACAAGTAGAAAAAATATTAAAACTAACAAGAGGATAAGAATGAACATTAATCAATTAAGAGAACAATTAAAGATTGACGAAGGAGTTAAGTACGAGGTCTATGATGACCATCTAGGTTACAAGACTTTTGGAATTGGTCATTTAGTAACTGCTAAAGACGAGGAATATGGTGCCAACGTAGGCCATCCAGTTTCAGAGGAAAGAGTTAATGCAGTATTTGACAGCGATGTAGAAACTTACGTAACAGAATCTAAAAAAGTATTTTCTGATTTAGATAAACTACCAGATGAAGCACAAGAGGTAATTGTAAATATGTGTTTTAATATGGGTGCTCCAAGACTATCAAAGTTTAAGAAGTTTGTAGCAGCCGTAAATGATGGTAATTGGTCAACAGCAGCCGTTGAAATGATGGACAGCCGTTGGGCAAAACAAGTTGGTGTTAGAGCAGAGAGATTAAGAGATAGAATTAAAGCACTATCTACTTGAACGCCTACACCGATTAACGATGAACATAAGAAACAACGTGATGACCTAAATGATATGTACTCTAAAAAAGGCATTTAAGACTTGACAAAGCTATTATACTATGATATAATGTACAGATACAATAAATGAAAGTGAATATAATATGAAAAAAGAGTTTAAGTTTGTAGAGTTAGATAAAACTGTTCTACCTAAAACCAAAGGCAAATCAGTTGACGGTTTTAGATTTTATGATATTAATGGTAAAGCCTATCCATCTGTAACAACAGTATTAGGTATTCTTAAAAAAGAAGGCCTACAAAAGTGGAGAGATGCAATTGGTGAAAAGGTTGCTCAATGGGAAATGGGTAGAGCCTCAAGGAGAGGTAAAGCAACTCATACCTTGGTTGAACAATACATCAAAAATGAAACACCAAGTATTAGAGCTGTATTGCCACTTGGATTGTTTAAATTACTAAAACCATACATAGATCAGATCGATAATATACATTTACTAGAGGCAATTATGTTTAGTCACAAACTTACAATTGCTGGTCAAGTAGATTGTGTTGCTGAGTACAATGGTAAACTATCTGTAATAGATTTTAAGACAGCCAACAAAGAGCGACAAGAAAGCTGGATTGACAATTATTTTATGCAATGTACGGCTTATGCTATGATGTATGAAGAAACTTTTGGTACCCCTATTGAACAAATAGTAATCATGTTAGCCAGTGAAGATGGCACATCACAAATCTTTGTTAAAAAACGTAAAGATTATGAACAAGACTTGATTAAAGCTATTGATGGTTTTTATAAATATTATGAAGAACTAAACAAAGATAAAATTCAAGCAAGTTAATTAAAAAAGTGGCCCATATTTTATCGTAAGGATAATATGAAAAAAACAATAATAGGACTTTTTTTTAGTTTATTTGTGTTATCAGCGAGTGCTGACCATGAAGAACAAACAGGCGAGGTCTATTTTCAAAATGTACCTGCTTTATGTGGCAAACCTGAAATGATTCAGGCATACACAGACCACGCAAATATGAAGCCACTTTTTATCTCATTAGGTAGAGAAGGCATGAACATTAATGGTGAAGCAGTTTATATGATGACTATAATGGTGAATACTGATAACACCGAAACAATGTCAGTAATTGATGTTCCTAGTGGAACAGAAAGATGTATATTATATCATACATTTGACCTAACAACGGTTGACAAAAACAAATAAGTATGATACATTAACAGAGTTGCAACTGTGTAGGTGAAAGCGAGAGTAAGTAACCTACACTTATATAATTAGGAGAATATAATGACAGACGATAGATCGGAAGACGCAAGTTATGAGAATGAAGCAAGTCCACCAACACCAATGGTGTCAATTTCATTAAAAGAATACGACAAGTTAAAAGACAAACAACACTACATAACAGACAAAGGCCTAATTGACATTATTGACAATATGGAAAGACTTTTAAGAGCTTTAAGAAAACATATAGTTAGATCGGACTTCAATGAATAGTAAAGAATTTAGTTTAAAGATTGAAAGTATAGTAAAAGAAAAGAGAATAAGTTATATGGATGCTGTAATTTTATATTGTGAAGAAAATGATATTGATTTGGAAACAGCAAAACCATTAGTATCGAAATCTTTAAAAGAAAAGATTAAATTAGAAGCCACAAATAAGAGAATGTTAAAATATCCTAAATGTGGGCAATTACCAATTTAGTATGTATGATGGTTTTGATGTATTTAAAGTATATTTGGGAGTTAAATTACACTTCACAACAAAAACTTATGATTATGTTAAATATGAAGGAAAGGTTAACGTTAAACTTGAAACATTTACAAAAAGAAATGATCGTTATTTCTTTTACAAGTTAAGCAAACAATATGGACAAAATGATATACTTGATTTCTTTGTTGCAAACTTCGCTTCAGACAGTAAGGGATGGATTGGTAACCTTTTACAAAGAGATGGTAAAGATGTGTTCTTGGATTATAAGAAACGTAAAGAATCCTTTATCTACCACTTTCGAAGTGATTGTACATCTATTGCTAATGACTTTCATGCTCGTGGTATTTCTTTTGATGATGGTTTCTTATGTCGTAGCGGACAACATCCTAGATTTTTACGATTACTTATACAAAAGAAATTATCCTTACAAACCGCTATCGTGTTTGACCACTTCTTATCGTTTAGTAAGAATTTTTCTAAAGAAATTACCGAGAAAGTTGTATGGCCTAAAATCTCATCTACGCTTGCCAGATTAAAACCATTTATGAGATTTAATGAAACAGAGTGTAAGATGATTATGAAAGATGTATTTGTATGAACCGAGTATTTTGTATAGGTAACGGTGAAAGTAGAAAAAGTTTAGACTTACTACAATTAAGACCATATGGCAAGATATATGGTTGTAACGCTCTATACAGAGATTTTACACCAGATGTATTAGTGGCCGTTGATCAAGGCATTTCACATGAAATTTATCATAGTGGTTATGCTCACAATAATGAATGTTACTTTAGAAATTGGTCTAAAATTCCTGCTGAACTATATGAAAATATGATTAAGGCTGGCGCTTCAGATGATGATTTAAAATTGGCAAGACAAGAAGACGTATTTTTAGAAAATGAAAGAACACCAGAAACAAGTCATTTCGTATTACATGGATCAAATGTGGCAGGTATGGTTACCATACTTAAAAAAGATAAGTCAAAAGAAAAGAAACATATACAACAAAATTCAATCAAGGTGTCTTGGATAAAAGATGATGATAAGTCAAATTGTGTTAAAGATGTAGTTACAGGTAAAAAAGACATGGGTTGGGCTGCCGGTCCTACTTCAGCCTATATTGCCTCTATCAAAGAACAACCTGAAGAAATATACTTACTAGGACATGACCTGAATAGTACAACTGGTAAAGTTAACAACATGTACAAAGGTACAAATCATTATGTATTGACCGATAACCATCCAACTCCAAGTAGTAATTGGGTAACACAATGGAAACAAACATTTTGGGATTTCAATGGTAAATACAACTCGAACCTAAAAATAAAATACATTAAGGTTAATCCTGACCTTAGAAACGCAGATGCCATTAATTCACCACCATTAGAATGGGATGGTACAGTTACCAATCTGGAGTATATGAATATGGCCGACTTCAAAGATAAATTTAAAATCAAATGAGCATTGACATTTACATGATAATGTGTTATATTAGACATATGTTAGATAAAATAGTTTATAGAACTTTGGACACTATCATAAGTTGGTGTGAAAGATATAAAGAATATAGGTTGAAAAAGACTCTACCTAAACATAATCCCAACCAATTAAAAAAGTGGGTGAAACAACAAGAAAGACAAAAAAAGTCTTATAAATAAAAATGATACCGATTAAACAGGTAACACAAATACAACAATACGATAATACATACAAAGGAGAATAATAATATGGATTTCGACACGTTAAAAAGCTCGTCAAGTAACTTTGACAAACTTACAAAAGCACTAGAGCAAAACCTTGCTCCAGAAGATCAATCAAATAAAAACAAATATCAGGACGATAGATTTTGGAAACCAGAGATGGATAAAACTGGTAACGGCTATGCTGTTATTAGATTCTTAC